AATTGGTGTTCAAAGACACGAGGAGTCTCACGGTAAGACTATCGCAATTTTACGTTCAAGAGCTGAATATACAGGTGATACATTAAATCATAAATTAACATCACCAATCACAATGACTAGCTCAACTGTTGAGACTAACAGTATGGGTGATTTCAAATTATCTATGAGTTCAGGTACTCAATCTTTCTCATATACGTGTAACTTAAGTTCATCGTCTAAAAAGTTTATCACTAAGGTAATTGGTGAGTCTGCTTTTGATAAGAACGCTGACTTATACCCAATATACGTTGATAAAGTATTTGATAGTTATTTAACTTGGTTATCATTAACAGGTAAAGTTCAAGGTCTTTCATTAGATATTGAGTCAGTACAAGACGGTGACGACTTCCAAGAATCATATACTTCATCTGTTACACCATATGTGGTATCAGAAGTAAGAGGTGGATTTGTTTCGGACTTATTTAGATTCATCACAATTTCTGATGGTGATTCATCGGCGAAAGAAGTAAAAATATCGATTGTTAATATTAACATCGAAAAACAAGAATTCGATATCATCGTAAGAGACTTCTTCGATACGGATGCAAATCCTATCGTATTAGAGAAATTCTCAAGATGTTCAATGAACCCTGAAGTACCAGGATACGTAGCACGTAAAGTAGGTACATCAGATGGTGAGTACGAATTAAAATCAAGATACGTTATATTAGAATTAGGTTTAGAAGCACCTTCAGATTCTGTACCAGCAGGTTTCAGAGGTTATGAAGTTAAAGACTACGGTTTTGCTACCTCATCTAATCACGATATTAATTATAAAACAGAATATTATAAGGCAGGTGACCAAATTGGTGTTGATGTTAACGGTAACCCAATTCAGGTTAATGCTGATAAAATAAGAAAAGTATTTATGGGTGTTTCTGACACAGTTGGATTTGACCCATCATTCTTTGAATTCTCAGGAAAATCAATCTCAGGTGAAACAACTAAAGGTTTCCACTTATCGTCACAAGCTGACTCTACTGAGTTTGATACTACACCTGAAAATTTCGAAATTAGTGAAGGTAACTTTGAAAAGGCATCGGCATGTAAATTTACATTAGCACCTGTAGGTGGATTTGATGGTTTTGATATCTTCAGAAAAGAAAGAACAAATACTGACCAATATATGATTGGTAAAAATTCATACATTAACTCAGGATTTGATAGTAATATCGGTGAGTCAGATTACTACGCTTTCTTAGATGGTATTATGACATTCAGAAATCCTGAAGCGATTGACATTAACTTATTCTCAACACCTGGTATCAACTTCTTCGACCACTCATCGTTAGTAGGTGAAGCTATTGATATGGTAGAGACAGAAAGAGCGGATTCATTATACATTATTGATTCACCAAACAGAGATAGTGTTGACGAGATAGTAGGAGACTTAGAAGATATAGGTTTTGATTCAAACTACTCAGCAACTTACTGGCCGTGGATTCAAGTTAGAGATACTGAAAATTCAGTACAGGTATATGTATCACCAACAGGTGAAGTTTTAAGAAACATCGCATTAACTGATAACATTGCTTTCCCATGGTTCGCGTCAGCGGGTTACCAAAGAGGTTTAGTAAATTCAATCAAAGCTAAAAAGAAATTAACTTTAGATGAGAGAGATGCGTTATACGTGAATAGAATTAACCCAATCGCAACATTTGCGGATGTAGGTACAATCATTTTCGGTAACAAAACACTACAGGTTAGAGAGTCAGCGTTAGATAGAATTAACGTAAGAAGATTATTACTACAAGCGAGAAAATTAATTTCAAACGTAGCGGTAAGATTGTTATTCGAACAAAACGATGATGTTGTAAGAAATGAATTCTTAAGTTTAGTAAACCCAATTTTAGAGAATATCAAAAAAGAAAGAGGTTTAACAGAATTTAAAGTTGAGGTTTCTTCATCACCTGAAGATATGGACAGAAATCAATTGTCAGGTAAGATTTATATCAAACCAACAAGAGCACTTGAATTTATCGATATTGAGTTCTTAGTTACACCAACAGGAGCATCTTTCGAGAACATTTAATAAAAAAATATAAGAGGGGAAGTTAGTTCTTCCCCTTTTTTAAAAAAATAGAAATGGAAAAAATTTTATTAGAAGAAAATATTAAAAGACTAATGGAGATTATGGACATCGAAGTAACCGAAGGGTTTGACGATGAAGGTAATCCTGATTTTAAATATTATGCTTTTGATTGGGACGATAACATAATGTTTATGCCAACAGAGATTATGGTTAAAACATTCGGAGACCAAGAAATAGGAATGGGTACTGCTGATTTTGCAGAATACAGAAGTCAAATCGGTAAGAATGATTTTGATTACAAAGGACATACAGTAACAGGATTTGCTGATGAACCATTTATTAACTTTGGACCTGCGGGTAACGAACAGTTTGTAAAAGATTCATTAGTTGCATCAACAGGACCATCGTGGGATGATTTTGTAGAGTGTATTAATGGTGGTTCTATATTTGCTATTATAACGGCAAGAGGACACAACCCTGAAGCTTTAAGACAAGGTGTAGAGGAGATAGTTAGAGCTGGTAAGGCAGGATTATCTATAGAGTCTTGTGTTGAGTCACTAAAAAGATATAAGGGAGTTATTGAAGGTAACCCTGATGAGATGTTTAGCGAGTATTTAGATATGTGTAAATTCCATCCTGTATCATTCGGAAAAGGTAGTGCAGCTAATCCTGAAAAGGATAAGATTATCGCATTAGAAGGATTCATAGAACACGTCAATAGATTATCTGAAGAATTAAAGGTAACTATGGAGTTAGAAAATGACATCCAAAATAACTTCGTACCAAAGATAGGGTTCTCAGATGATGACAAATCAAATGTGGACAATGTAATGAAGTACTTAGATGATAAAGACGGTGAGAGTAACGTAAATGTATACTACACCAAAGATGATAAGGTAAAGATGTAATTTACCTTACTAGTATTATACTAGTATTATATATAAACTAGTTATACTAGTTATTATTTATACTGGTTATATTTATATTATATACTGGTTACTAGTAATATGTAGATAAAAAATGACAATGTCAAACAACTTAGAGAATATTTTTAAGAAACTTGATATTTATAAGTAAATAAAAAAATTAATTAAAAGAAATACAAATGGCTGATTTATTAATGAAAATGCCCGTTCCTTACGAACCAAAGAAAAAGAACAGGTTTATTTTGAGATTTCCATCTTCGTTAGGAATTAACGAGTGGTATGTAAGTACAACATCTAGACCCTCAGCTAATATAGGGTCAGTAGAGATTCCCTTTTTAAATACTTCTACATTCGTAGCGGGTAGATTCAACTGGAATACCTTAAACGTGACGTTCAAAGACCCAATCGGTCCATCAGCGGCACAAGCACTTATGGAGTGGTTTAGACTACACGCAGAGTCTGTTACAGGTAGAATGGGTTACGCTGCAGGGTATAAGAAAGACATTGAGTTAGATATGTTAGACCCAACAGGTGTTGTGGTAGAAAAATGGATTATCCAAGGAACGTTCATTACAGATTTAAACTTTAATGACTTATCATACTCTGATGAAGGTTTAGCTGATATCTCAGTTACACTAAGACCTGACAGATGTATTTTAGTATACTAAATAAATAGCCAAATAGATTTACCCAAATATGGGATAAAGACCCGAATTATAATTAGTTCGGGTTTTTTATGCTTTACATTTAGGTTATGGGATTTATATTTAAAACAAAAGAATTAGTATGAATGACGATAACTATAGATTAAACACCGCATTTGATGTAATACCATTACCATCTAAAGGGGTATTTTATAATGATGGGAGAGACTCACTTAAAGTTTCTTACCTAACTGCGTCTGATGAAAACATACTAACATCTCAAAACTTAATACAAAAAGGTACTGTAATTGATGAATTATTAAAGGCGAAAATCTTAGATAAAGACATTAGTGTTGATGACCTACACGACTCTGATAAAGAGGCGGTATTATTATTCTTAAGAAACACTGCGTATGGTTCAATGATTAATTTGGTGGTTACTGACCCTGATACTAATCAGAAGGTTGAAATTGAATATGACTTACAGAACGTGAAGTTTAAAGAATTCAATTTAGAGTCTGATAGTGAGGGATTATTTTCATATACTACTGAGACTAATCAAGTTATTAAGTTTAGATTCCTTACACCTAAGGATGAGGAAGAATTAGCAAAAATTGATGAGGTCTATAAAGATATGGTGGTTAAACCGACTGTAACTAAAAGATTAGAGAAAATGATTGTTGAGGTTGACGGAGAGAGAGACCCAATGAAGTTATCGCACTTTATTCAATTTTTACCTATCAAGGAATCACAACGGTTCAGGAAGTTTGTTTCTGAAAATACGCCGGGTCTTGATAAGGAGGTAGAGTTAATTCTACCTTCAGGGAAAAAAATACAGACGTTTTTTGGACTTGACACAGAGTTTTTTCGTCCTTTCTACGGACTATAAGTCCACACTACTTCAAGAAATTTATTATTTATCTAAGTTCCTACACTTTACGTATATGGACTATATGAGTATGCCTGTGTTTGAACGTAAGTTTTTACTGAATATGTTGGTTGAAGAAAAAGAAAAGGAAAACAACGAATGGGAAAAGAGTAAAAACAAAAACGACTAATACCATTTAAAAATCCAACTTAAGATATTTATGTAATGTAGAGTTTAAAAAGGTATAATACTCAACGCACTAATATATGAAAGAAAAAGATTTAAATTTTTTTAAGAAACTATGGGCTGAGAAGATTGGTAATGATAATAAATTTGATAACAAGTCTTTACAAGATACGCTCGAATTACTTAACAACCAATCAAAAAGCACTTCTACAACATCGAATACTGGGTCTAATAGTACCGGGGGCTTTATAAGTGCGACTAATAGTATTGTTAAAAGTTTAGATAATGGTTCAAGTGCTACGGCTAGATGGAGTGAGAATATCCTTGACTTAGGGGATAAATTTGGTACCGCATTTTTGGCAATAGGTGATAGTACTAAGAAATTTAAAGATATGTTTGCGGCGATTAGTAATTTAGTCAAGCCATTTATGGACTTAGACCAAGCACTACGTGATGACATAAACAAAGAGATGGGTATAACAGGTCAGTTATCCCGAAATATTCGAAACGAAGTACTTAATACTGCCAAACAAACAAAAATGTATGGTATTGATGTTAGGGATGTTTTGGAGGGGTATACCGGCATACTTAATACTTTAGGAAGGTCAGTACCATTAAGTAATGAATTTACTGCTAACTTATTAAAACAAGCTAAAGCATCAGGGGTATCATCAAGAAACGCGGGTCAGTTTGCGGGTCAACTAGAACGAATGGGTGTTAGTATTATTAGGGCACCTAAGATACTTGAAAGTATGAGTGATACCGCTAGAAGTATGGGATTAAATACTTCTCAGTTTATTGAGACTGCTACGAGTAACTTAAAACTAATTAATACGTTAGGGTTCAAAGAAGGAGTTGATGGTTTCACTAAAATAGCGGCTAAAGCATCATTAATTAAATTTGACTTGACCTCAGCAGCAACTAAAGCTTCTGAGTTGTTTGAAGCGGATAATGCGATTGAAATGGCGGCACAATTAAATGTGTTGGGTGGTGAATATGGCAGATTAGGAAATGCGATTGACCTTATGTTTATGCCGACAAATGATATGGAAGGGTTTACCGACTCAATAATGGAAGCTCAAAAACAGTTCGTTTCCTTTAACTCTGCAACACAAGAATTCCAATCATCTCCTTTAGACCTAAGAAGGGCAAAAGAATTTGCCAAAATTATGGGTAAAGACGTTAATACCGTTATGGAGGAAGCTAAATCAGCGGCTCGTAGGGATATGATTAAGAACAAAATATCTTTTATGCCAGGAATGGACGAAAATGATAGAGAACTAATCGCATCATTAGGTCAGTTAAATAAAGAGGGTAATGTTACTGTTCAAGGTAAGTTACTTTCTGATATGAGTGAGAAAGAAAGGGACGGTGCTTTAAATGCTCTAAGACAGGAAAATAAGAAAGGGAAGATGAGTACCGATGATATTCTTAGGGAACAAATGACCATTGGTACTGCGGCGAATAGATACTTAGAACAAATAGCCTTACAGGTTGGTGCTTTTGGTAATTCGGGAGGTTTAATTTCCACATTAGGTGATGACCTTAACGATATGGTTTACGGAGCACTAGATGAGGCACAAAGAGGTAAACTGTTTAGTACTATAAAAAATGAGGGAACTGTTGCGGCACTGAACGGTGTTGATAGTGGTAAATTCGGTGAGTTAAGTGAAGAATTTGCTACTGAGTTGAAAACGACATTAAGTAAGGCGTCTGCAGAGTATGGAACATTCGTTAAAACAGGAGCAACAAATTTTGGTCTTAATAAAGGTGCTCAAGCGATGTCAAAACAACAAACCACTAAAATTATTAAAGATAATTCTACACATACAGAAATCTTTAAAGATATTTATATCACCGTTGACGGTGTTACACAAAAGTTAACAAGAGATATGTATAAGACATTAGAGAAATTAACAAAAGAGTCTACAACACCAAATAATAAAGAAACCGAAACTGGTGGTGTATAATAATATAATAAAATATGTCAAACTTAAATTTTACAAATACAGAAATACTTAGACAACAATTGTTGTTGAGGAATTTAGGTAGTCCATATGGGTCACAGGCAACACTGCCTAAAGACTTTACTAGTTCGTCATTTGCGCAACAAAACACAAGTGATTATAGTGTTAGTGACTTACAGGATGTTTTAGAAGTTGGACAAAATGTACAGTCGACAATATCGAATTTAAACGAATATGGTCCTGACGAGTATTATTTACATAGTGTTAGTTCGGTACTTAATGGATTAGGAACAACATTAAATTATTTAGAGAGTTTTACACCAACAAACGGTGGGGGACTTATTTCAATTATAAACAACGGAGCTTCAGAATCTAGTGATGATAGTGAAATGGTAAGAATTGCCAGAACACAACTACAAGGGTTATCATTAGAAACCATGGGGGTTAAGTTAAAAAATTCTACATTAGGTAGGATTAATATATTAGATGCATTTACAAATTCAGATACCGCTACAGGGTTATTAACGGGTAGAGAACCTCTAATTGAAAGAGACTACCAAATTACAGTACCAGGCAATCCAATTACGAGAGCAGCAGAATATTTAGGTAGAGTATCGGGAGGTGAACTTCCGGTATCTTACATACCTGGTGAGTTCTTTGAGGGTAATGTGGATAAGGGTAATACTGAGAGATTCATTGACAAAGCAAAAGAGTTAACGGGTAAAATACTAAACTTAGATTTTAGTAGTGGTAAAAAAAGTTATAGTCAGAAGTTATTACAATATACTTCAGGGGGACAAAAGTCTCGATTATTTAAGAGTGTAAACTATAACAAATACCAACCAAATTTTGATTACACACCTAAAGAGGGTGGTGGTTTTATTAATAATGCTATTGATGCGGTGCAAGGATTAATTGGACTTAATCCACAGGACGGAGCGTTCTACTTAGGGAGTGGTACGAACGACCCAGCAACCTTATTTAGTTTTGATGGTAGTACGACAACAGAAAAAGGATATATGGTCTCAGGACCCTCTACTATGGTTAAATTATTTGAGGGAGTAACTCCTTTAAATACATATCCAGAGAACGATAGAAATTACTTAGTTGGTACAAGTTCTAAAAATGTTGAAACACAGTTCATATGGTTAGGTGATGACGATGTGGTTAGAGGAACTATTGATGGGGTGTCTGTACAATCAAACGAAAAAACATTACCTGAAAATGGATTATTAGGTAAGACACAACAAATAGTACAAGAGGCGGGTGAGTTAAAAGGTGAAGATAGATTAAAACATCCTGGTCATATCATCAGTAATGTGGCGTATAAATACCACGATGGTTATAAGGTTATTTCTAAGGGTAATGCCGTTAGAGGTGAGGATGATGATTTTTGTCGTGTATGGACAAAAGACTATGGTTATGATAGATACGGTAGGTTAGTTAGATATAAGGGGATACAAGACACTCAAAGACGTATAACAGGTTCNGTTATCAAGTCACAGATGATGCTGAATATAGGTCCAACAAGAGACGATGATGGTAATCCAATTAACTTTTTAAATGATGATGGTCAGAACTTATCCAAGTATATGTTCTCTATTGAGAACTTAGCATGGTCAGGTTCAGAAAAATTAAAGCAAAGACCAATTTGCGAACAAGGACCAAATGATGGTAGAATTATGTGGTTTCCTCCGTACGATATGAAGTATACGGATGATAATAGTGCAAATTGGACAACACATACATTCTTAGGAAGACCTGAGCCGATATATACGTATAATAATACTGAAAGGACAGGTACGTTAAGTTTTAAAGTGGTTGTTGACCACCCGACGATTTTTAATCTTTTGAGAAAAAAAGGTTTGGAAGACTTTGGAAAGGACGGTACCGGTGTGAAGAAGCAAGAACTATTGGATTCTTTTATTGCCGGATGTAGTCATTTTGACATCTATGAATTAGCAACAAGATTCGCAACATTAGATTACAAAGATTTAAGAACGTTAACTGATTTTATAGGTGAAAACCAAGACGGTAAGTTAAAAAGTGATAAGTTAGTAACAACTACAAATATAGAGGATGACACTGTTAATAAAATAGAAATCGAACCTGTATTTGGAAGAGAACCTAAAGAAATACAGTTATATTGGTTTAATGATATTCCTGGACCTGGAAATTCTACTTCGACAGAGCCAGATAGTGAATTCAATGATGACTATACGACATATAAGAATATGTTTAACGGCGAATACCAAGATAATGCGAATAAAATCACTAATGATATAATACCGAATACAACCGACTCACAACCTAACCTTAAATGGGAGAATAATGAGTTAGATGAGTTTAAGGGTATTTTAGAATCAATCGAAAAGGAAATAAAGAAAATTAAGGATGACGTTACAAAGACATTAAAACAAAGTGACGAATTTGTATTCCAAATTAATATTACATCGACAACCTCAGCAGTTGCTAGTCAGTCGTATAACGATGCGTTAGCGAAAAGAAGGGCGGAGTCACTTAAAAAGTATTTGTTAGACGGCAAATATGATGAAAAAAGAATTAAGGTTACGGTTACAACAACAGGTGAGAATCCTGATTTTTCAGGTATTAATTGTCAGGAAGACCAAATAAGAGTTAATTCTGATGTTGATGAGAGAATATACTCTAGGTCGGCAACTTATTGTAGAACTGCAAGGGCATCTATAACGGTTACGGGTAATCCAATAGAAGAAGAGATTATTAGAGGAAACACAACCATTGACCAAAAATACCCTATAGATAGGGACACAGTAAAGACACAAAGAGACAATACAGATGAATTAGTTGGTATTCTATTAAAAACAATGCATAGTGAGTGTGATTACTTCAAAGAGTTAAAAGAAACCGACCCTGTTGTGTTTGATAACTTAGTGGATAAGTTACAATATTTTCACCCATCATTCCACTCAACAACACCTGAGGGATTAAATAAAAGATTAACCTTCTTACAACAGTGTTTAAGACCTGGTGAGACAATTAAGGTTTATGATGANGATAAAAACGAGATTACTGATATTTCNTCAAACACTTCATTTGGTAGACCACCNGTATGTGTTTTAAGGATTGGTGACTTTTACCATAGTAAGATTATAGTAAACAATGTTAACATATCTTACGATGAGAATTTATGGGATATGAACCCTGAAGG